TCAGATTTATATGAAAACGTTTTTAAATGTGACTATAATAAAAGTGTATCAGATTGTCAGTTTATACACACTAATATGAACACCCACAATACCAATATTGAAAAGGGGGATATTGACCCTAATCTACAGCAAAAATACATCAAAGTAATAAATGATTTACAACCCATAAATTATATAAAAGAAAGAGTGTCTATTGAAAAAGACGTTTTAGGTGAGTTTGATACTGTAGCTGTTAGAACGTTTAAAAGTTTTCAAAGAGAGTATAAGTCGTGGGGATATAAATTTAACATAGAAAAGTTATATAACTATATGGATAATATTAAGGGTAAAATATTATTAACTTGCGATGATGAGGATACAGTACATCATCTAAAAAAGAGATATGATGTGCACACTACTTTTAAAAGAACAGAATTTGGGGACTTTTCAAGTGTAGAAGGAATGCAAGATATATTAGTCGATTTATATCTTGGTGGTTTATCTAAAAATATATATGGAACTAAGGAAAGTAGTTTTACGGAAATGCAGTGGTGGTTAGGTCAATGTAAACCTAATTATATAAACATGGATTTACATTAATTAAAAAAAGATTAAATTTTAAAAAAAATTACATGCCATACAAAGTAGTTAAGAAAGAAGAGATAAAAAGTATAATTGGAAAAGTTTCAAGGAAGAAGTTTTTATCTGAAAATCAAAAAGTATATTATAATCAATTAATAGATAATGAAATAACTATATGTTCTGGACCCGCGGGTGTAGGTAAATCTTATGTCGCTATGAGAGCGGCAATAGATTTATTAATGGATGATACAAACTCATATGAAAAAATTATTATAGTTAGACCGGCTGTTGAGGCTGAGGAAAAATTAGGTTCCTTACCTGGTAATTTAGAAGAAAAACTAGACCCATATATATTCCCATCGTATTATCTTTTAAATAAAATAATAGGAAAAGAATCTAGAGAAAAGTTAAAACAAAATGATGTTATTGAGGTGTTTGCATTAGCATACATGAGAGGTATGAACATAGATAACTCAATACTAATTTTTGAAGAAGCTCAAAACTCAACACCGTCACAAATGAAATTGTTACTTACTCGTATTGGGTTTAATTCTAAGTTTTTTATATCCGGTGATGTTGAACAAACTGATAGATATAGAGATAAGACACAATCAGGTTTATATGATGCTTTAAATAGATTTAGAGAAATAGAAAGAATCGGTGTGTTTGAGTTTGAGAATAAGGATGTAATTAGAAATCCTTTGATAAGTAAGATTTTAGATAAGTACGATTAATGAAAATTGCATTTGATTTAAATGGTGTAATTAGAGATGTTTTTCTAAAGACTGAACAGGTTTATACTAAATTCTATTTAGAAGAAAAGGACGATGAGGTTGTATCTAAATACAACGAGGAAACCGAAGAATGGGAAGAGGATAATAAAACAGACGTTTTCGAATATGGATTAGAATTACCCGTCACTTCCATGAATTTAATAGACCACTTTAAATTCGAGACTCCCGAAGACCTATACAACTTTTTTTATGTTGATTTTCCTATGAACATTTTTGGTCACAGTCCGTCAATAAGTGGTAATACATTTAATATTTTAAACGACTTATATGTTGATTATCGAGATGAAAATGAAATTTATATTATATCAGATGAAATCGGTAAGTCTAAACCGGCAACGTTGTTTTTCTTATCTAAATATGGATGTTTAGTGGAAAACATTAAATTTTATTCTAAGTCTACTTTAGTGAATACTTTTGACGAGTTTGATATTATTATTACATCAAACCCGGATTTTTTATCAAAAGATTCAAATAGTAAAAAAATTATAAAAGTTAACACAACTTACAATCAGGATTATGAATCCGACTTTACGATTGATAATATTTCGGAAGTTAATGATATATTTAAAAAAATAATTTAATAATGTTAGACGTTTTAGGTGAACTATATTATATAGATTTAGATAGTGTTAGTAATACTATCGATATGTCTGATGACAATTTTTCAGGTGAAACTGAACAAACCATAAATTTGGTGTCTTTTGAAGTTATAAAAATGATGTTAGAGATTATAATGACGGAAAGAGAAGAGATAGATAATAATTTGGGTGTCCACAATACGAAAGATTTAAGTATTCCTTTTAGGATTGCTTTTAATACTTTATTAAAACATCAAATATTAAAACATTTATAAAAATGAATGAAGAAACAATATTAAAAGTAGAACAATCTGTTAAAAATTTATCAGATAAAAGTTGTCGAATTTATTTTTTGTGTCAAGACACAAAAGGTAATGCAAAAGCAGGTGTTAAAATGATATATGATATGGCATTAACACTTAAGAATGATGGTTTTAATACCATAATAATGCACGAAAAAAATGACTATACAGGTGTAGAATCTTGGTTAGGTGAGGAGTATATGAATATTCCTCATTCTTCTATTGAAAATCAGGATTTAAAGGTGTCTCCTGAAGATTTTATAGTTATTCCTGAAATATATGGTCATGTTATGGAACAGATATCTAAATTATCTTGTGCAAAAATTGTTTTATGTCAAGCATACGACCACATGTTAGAAACATTACAACCTGGTACATCTTGGACCTCACACGGATTTAATAAATGTATAACCACAAACGAAAAACAAAAAGAGTATGTTGGTGAGATTATGACAAATATTAGTTTTGATGTGATTGAGCCACTAATTAGTGACGAGTTCTCACCTAAAGATTTACCGTCTAAACCAATAGTTTCGATACATACAAGAGAACAAAGAGATACGATGAAAATAATAAAAACCTTTTATCTAAAGTATCCACAATATAGATGGATTACTTTTAGAGATATGAGAGGTTTGTCCCCTAAAGAATTTTCAGAGTATTTAAAAGATTCATTTGTGTCTGTATGGGTTGATGATACTTCAGGTTTTGGCACATTCCCATTAGAGTCTATGATTACTAGGACACCAGTTATTGGAAAAGTTCCTAATCTTAAACCTGAATGGTTAAATGATGAGAATGGTGTTTGGACATATGAACAAAACAACATTCACGATATTTTAGCAGAGTTTATTCAAAATTGGTTGGAAGATAATATTAATGAGGACTTATATGATAAAGGTGTTGAAACCGCTCAGAAATATAATAACAAAGATGAATTTGATAGTAAGGTTATATCTCTGTTTGATACATATATATCTCAAAGAAAAGAGGTCTTTGAGAGTCAGTTAGAGAAAATAAAAGTTGAAGAAGAAGGATAAAAATGGAAAATTTAAATATATCTATAGTATTACCAATAGAGTCATCAAAGCATAAAAATTTTGATTTACTTTTCAAATCTTGTATTACATCAATTACAAATCAAGTTAAAGAATGTCCTATAAGAGGAAAGTGTTTGGAAGACGTTGAGTTAGTTCTTGTGCATTCAGGAGAAGAGTCCTTAGAGTCATATATAAGTAATTTTGATTTTAGTGGTATAACTACTAATATCATACATAATACAGGTGAAACTGACTTTTGTAGTCAGATAAATTTGGGTGTTGAAAAATCAACTCATGAATGGGTAAGTATTTTTGAATTTGATGATGAGTATTCAAGTATTTGGTTTAAGAATGTTTCTAGATATATCGATTCATACCCTGAGGTTAAAGCTTTTTTACCTTTAGTTGTTGATACCGATGAGAAAGGGGTGTTCGCTGGATTCACAAATGAAGCTACGTTTGCCGCCAACATGAATAGTGAGATTGGATATCTAACAAACGAAGTTTTGTTAAACTATCAAAATTTTCAAACAAGTGGTATGGTATTTAAAAAGTCACTATTCGATGATTTTGGAGGGTTTAAAAAATCAATTAGGTTAACTTTTGTATATGAGTTATTACTAAGATTAACTTATAATTCAACAAAAATTATGACTATTCCAAGAATAGGGTATAAACATTCTAATATGAGAGAAGGTTCAGTATTTTGGAACTACAAATTTGGTTCTACTCCGCTTACAGAAGATGAGGTCGCTTTTTGGATTGATTCAGCTAAAAAAGAACATTTCTTTAAAGAAGATAGAAATATAAAGTATGAATTAGGTGAAGTTTAATGACGATTTCTGGAGATAATAAAAATTCCGAAGTCAAAAAACGGGGGAGAAAGGCTAAATCTCAAAATTATTTTGATGTGAGGGAAGAAAAAGCAGTAAGAATGTTTCTTACTGCTTCTACGTGGAATGAAAAAAATCAAATTTATAATGAGTATTTAAGGGCTCCTTTAGACAAAATGATTGAGTCTATTATTAGGAGATATAAGTTATATCGAAAAAATATGGACTTTGTTGATATCCACAACGATACTCATTCATTTTTAATGACTAAAGTTGAAAAGTTCAAACCCGACAAAAACAAAAAAGCCTATTCCTATTTTGGTACTATATGTAAAAATTATCTTATGGGTCAAATTATTAAAGACCAAAAAGAACAAAATAGAAAAATATCGTATGAGGATATTACAACTAAGTTAGAGAGTAGACCTGATATGATATATTATTTGGAGCACGAAAAAGTAACTGCGGAACAAGTAATAAAAGAGTTTTTAAAAGAACTAGAAAAATTTATAGAAGATTCTTCTTTAAATAATAATGAAATAAAATTAGGATATGCTCTATTAGAGTTATTTGATAATTATGAAGAAATTTTTATAGGTACTGACAATAATAAGTTTAATAAAAACATTATCTTACTTTCTTTGCGTGAAATGACTAATATGAGTACTAAAGAGATTAGAACTTCTATGAAAAAATTTAAAAATTTGTATTTTGATTTAACAGTTAAGCTCAATAATTTATAAAACCCATATTTAAATATTTATAGTATTATGGGAAGACCTAAGAAAAAAGAAATTGTTTTAAGTAAAGACTCTGTGTTGAGTTTAATGCAAGAGATTTATAATGAACTTGTTGAGCAAAGGGCCACGGCAATAAGGATACAGAATAAAATGTTAGGGTTGTTGAAAGGTGCTGAAGATATGGCAGTTATTGGTCCTGTTATTAAAGAACAACAGAAAATCATAAACGACACTATCGAAAAAAAATTATCTTTATCTAAGTTACAATCATCTATATGGGAAAAATCGTCAAATACGTCTGAAGAGGAATTTAATTTATCAGAGATGGATGACGATGTTTTACAAGCCCTAATACAAAAAGATTTAGACAAAGAAAATGATGATGGTTATAAAATGACTTAATCATGGCAATAGACGTAAAACAGGGTTATAGAGACGCCACAACAAAGATTAACTCATATAACACCACAATTTCAACGCAAGCGACAGAAAAAACTCTTAAAAAACTATCTTTAGGAGATAATTTTGAATTATCTAAAAGTGAATCGTTAAAACAACTTAACGATATTGGGGACACCCAACAAAGACTTCAAGCTGAAATTAAAAATCAATATGAAGAGTTAATTGATTTAGTAAAAACATCATTACCTAGTAAGCCTACAAGTAATTCTAATACTATTAATTTTTTAGTAAAACAGGTTTTAACTGCGTCTCAAAATACTAAAAGTAGAATTTCTGAGGTCGTTGTTGAGGAAAGTTTAAAAGTTGCTGGTTGTTCTCAAGAACAAACGTTTGTTGGTAACGATGATAATTCGGGACCTAATAAAATTTACGTTAGGTTAAATCAAATCGACTTATTTAAATTACTTAAGAAAGACCCCTCTGAAGGGTATAATAAAATTCTTTATGAAAAAGAAGACCCTGTAACAGGAATGATTCCATTTCCAATGGATAAAGAATTATATAATAGATTACAAAATGAAGGAGTGTCATTAAGTGATGAGTTTGGAAGTGATTATATTGGAGCGTCTGGTAGACAAATAATGGACGTTAAATACGTTACAGAATATGTACAAAACGGAACAACCTATTATGGGGACTTTTACGAAATTACTTTACGTAATAGACCAAACTTAAATAGAGTTTCAGACTTTCTTAGAGATTATTATAAATCAATCGATATGTTAAATTTTGATGGGTTAATGGTAAAAATTATGAATTCTTTAACTGAGTTTATTGACATATCAGGAGGACTAACCACCTCAGACAAAGAGGAACAATCTAAGTTTGAAAAGATAATACAAAGAATTTTAGGTTTATGTTTTGATAGTAACAAGGAAATTGATGTTTCGGGTACCGCAAAATTGTCAACATTAGATAATTTAGATGATTCATTTTTTGAAATGACTACTGCAGATTTACGTAATATTGAAAATCAAATTAATAATATGGTTTTAGGCGTTACTGAATTTGAAGATTGCGGAAATGTTAAATTACCTGTTAATACTCAAGCAATATTTGAAGATATAAATGAAATACGAGACTTACCTGAAAATGAAAAAGTTGACGCATTTATAGAAAAAATTGAAAAATTAGGTAAGGATGAGAATTGGAAACTTCAATTACCTGATGGCATCAATATCGATATCGCGATTAAAGATGGATTATTAAAGGTAATACCTAGAGCTGTTGCGATGACGATACTCTCTCCCAAAGTATTACTAGGTCTTATGATTATATTGAAGTCATTAGGTAGTGCCATAATAAATGAAATCGAAGATTTTGCGACCTTCATGAAAAATATGAAAACTTATTTGGTAAATATGATAAGTAGAATCGCATCTATTTTTGTTGAGGAGTTATTTAAATTACTTAAGAAGAATATTAGACGGTTGGTTGAAACTCTGATGGTAGAAATTATAAAGGAGTCTAAAAACGCTCAGTTAAAAGTAATAACAGGTATAGTTTATGTATTACTTCAATTGGCTTCTGCAGTTGTGGACTGGAGACAATGTAAAAGTGTAGTTGATGAAATATTAAACCTTCTTAATTTAGCTATACCGGGAGGTAGTAGACCTCCAACATTTGCATTAGCGGCGGCAGGATTATTACCTGGAGGTTCACCCACAAGAGCACAAGCTAACATCACTGAAAACATTCAAAAATTAGGACTCCCGACAGGGGATATGCCTGATGGTTCACCTAACTTATCACTACCCTCCATATTCCAACAAATAAAAGGTAGTAAAGACGAAGATTTAGAAAATGGAGTGGTCCATAGTTGGTGTGCGCCAGTAGCTGTAGGCCTTGTAGTCACCGGACCGATAAGATGTACAGGAAAAAGTATGTAAAATGGATGATAAAATTAAAAATATAATTAATGATTATAAATCTCTACCAAATAAAGATTTAGAATTTGGTTTAAATCAAATTAGTGAAGATTTTGAAGATACTAAAAAGTTGATAGTTAGATTAACACATCATTTAGATTCGTTAGAAAATAGTTATAATAATATTTTAAAAGAGTATAAATCTCGTAATGCTAAATGATTGGTAAAGAAGATAATAGTAGAGAACTCAGGAGGGGTCAAATAATTTACAAAGGTCAGTGTATTGACAGTAACGACCCTATGCGTTTAGGTCGTATTCGCGCCATATTAAAAACAGAAAACCAATCTGACAGGGAAATTGCAAATGAAAACTATGGTAAGAAGACTTATCGTAATTGGGATGAAAGAGACCCTTTTGTATTCAAACCATTATTACCTTTTTTTATTAATACTCCCCCTAAAAAAGATGAGTATGTCCACTTGTTTTACAATAATATAACAAGAAAAGGGGATAAAGATAAATTTTACATAGGAGGAGTATATAGTTCACCAACAACATCTGAATATGAAAGATATGATTCCGCAGTAACTAATTTTGATGAGGGTTCTAGAAATAAACCATTTACTAACTTACTTAATGATGACGGTGAATATTTCTATGAAGACGTTAAAGGTGTATACTCAGAACCTCAAGACGTTACATTATATGGTAGAGGTACCTGTGACATTGTAATTAAAGATGATACAGTATTATTAAGAGCCGGTAAAAACAAAGACTTTAAAAGAGGTCAAGTACCAAGAAGAAATGAAAAAAGGGCGTTTATACAACTGTCAAAATTTAATCAAAGAACTGTATATGGGGATGCTCAGAAAAAACTTATCTTTAATTTTCAACACCAAAACATAAAAAAAATAGTCGAGTATAATATCATTAATCCTGAAAATTCTCAGAATGTTTTTACAGGTAATATATACATATACAACATAGCACAAAAAGATGGATTATCTTTAAGTACAGAAGTAGTTAATGTTGATACTCAAGTACCTGAAACCTCAAAGTCTTTACAAACCACAGTATCATTTAGTAGTAAAAGCTTATCAGAGGTCATTAAATTAATTAATGACACATTAGAAGGGTTAATTAAAGGTAATATAGGAAGTATAGTAAACCAAGAGGTGTCTAATGTGAGTATAAGTGGGCCGCAAAGATTCGACCAGGGTAATACATTCCCATTTTATTTCAGACCCCAAAGTAGTCTATTTAACAAATATGGTGGAGTTTCCCCAACCACAAACATGCAAGAACAATATAATTTAGGTGTTCTTTTTAATGGAGTTAAAGTGGTTACTCTAGATTTAAGCCCTGGTTATGGATTGGTTTATGATAAAAATAAGACTGATAGTGTTCCATTTAAACCTACAAAACAAAATCTAATACCAAAAACTACAAAACCTTTTGATAAATCAGTTGGTTTAATCGGAGGTGATGAAATATACCTACTTTCTCACCTATCACAGAAAACAGATGGGGGTGGTAGAATTGATTTAACCAATACGTTATATGGTATAGATGAGAATAAAATTGCTGATGAGATAGAACCAAAAACATCCTCGTTAGTAAGGGGTGAAGAATTATTAGACTTAATAAACTTAATAATTAGATATTTGGTAGGTCACGTACATGCATATCCTGGTTTACCTCCTGTACCACAAAGTATTGATGGTGTTAAAGTGGATGATTTACTTAAAGAGCTATTAGATGCACAGGATAAGATATTGAATAAGAATATTCGAATTAACTGAATATTTATTATAAAAACTTAGTATGTCTCTTTACAGGTCTTATTTTAGCAAGAACGATACCCTAATTTATAATTCGTATACTAATACTGCGAGAAACCCTGTTGTAGAACTATTCTACGGTAATGTAGATAATATAATATCAAGCAAAGGGTTCACAAGATTTATTTTTGATTTAGACCTTAATGATTTAGAAACTAAATTATCTAATGGTGAGATTTCTACTGGGTGTAGTTACAATCTTAAACATACTTTAAGAATGACCAACACATCGTCCTTTGACAAGGAGTTAATCAATACTAAGTGGTCGAATGGTAGACGGAGAGCGTCTTCATTTGACTTAGTCCTATTTAGAATACCTAAAACGTCAGGGACTACAGGTAACCCCCAAACATGGGATGAAGGTGTAGGTCAAGACTATTATAAAGGGAGTCCGATAGGTACTTCAAATACTGTCGCAGTTAAAAATGTTGTTGAGACTGACAACTCATACTCAGACAGACCCGTAAACTGGTTTCAAAGGTCCACAGTAAAAGATTGGACTGAAGATGGTATCTATGACAACTCAAACTCTTTAACGTCCTTAACGGGTCTTAATTACAGTGCGATTACTATTGTTGATACACAACACTTTGAATTTGGTAACGAAGATATCGAATTTGATATGACTAATGAAATAAATGACATCCTTACAGGTGGTACCACGGGCTCCACAGGGTGGGGTATTGCTTTTGTCCCCGATGTAGAAAATATAACGGGTCTAACTGAAAATTATTCTGTCGGGTTTTTCTCACGACACACCCAAACATTTTATGAGCCATTCTTGGAAACGTCATTTAATGATTTAATTCAAGATGATAGAAACACATTCTATGAAAAAAGAAATAATAAATTATATCTTTATTCTTTTAGGTATGGAGTACCACAAAGTTTCGACAGTAACCCAACAGTTGATATATTAGATTCAAGTGGGAATGCTGTTGCCGGATTCACGGGACTAACAACTTGTCAAATACAAAAAGGGGTCTATGAGGTTAGTGTAAGTGGTTTAACCTCATCTACTATACCTTGTGTGTTTTATGATAATTGGAAAGGTATATCGATTAACGGTGTCTCATTGAACACTGTTGAGAATCAATTTATTGTTAACCCTCTTTCTGATTTATATCAGATTGGTATGGAGGATAATGAGCCAAGTCTGTACGGTTTTGATTTCTATGGAATAAAACAGGACGAAAAAATATTAAATACCGACACTAGAAAAGTTAATGTCGTATTAAAGAAAGCATATACAACTAATGAAGTTTTAACTCAAGTAGACGCGTATTATAGAGTTTACGTTAGAGAAGGTCAAACAGAAGTTCAAGTTGAGGATTGGACACCTATAAACAGAACCCCTAATGGTTACTACTTTATTTTTGAAACTAAAGATAAAATTCCGAATGAGTATTTCATTGACATCAAAGTCATTACAGACAGAGAGGTTAACACCTATAAACGTGAACTAAAGTTCCAAATAGTAAACAAAAAGTAAGTATGATACGATTAACAGAGGACCAGCTAGTTGAAATGATACAACAAGTTATATCTGAAAAAAAGAAAAAGAAGAAGAAAAAAAAGAAGAAGAATACTTTATGTGCTAGAGGAAAATCAGCAGCTAAGGCTAAATATGATGTATATCCATCAGCCTACTCCAATGGTTACGCTGTTCAAGTTTGTAAAGGTACTAAACCTGGTTTAGATGGTAAAAAAAGATGTTCAGGAAAATATTGTTCGGGTAAGAAATAAACCCTATATTTGTAACAAACTTCCTGAAAATGATTCAAGTTAATAACAATAAGTACCAACTCTTAAAAGAAGGTCAAGTAGTTGAAGAAACTGAGGCGGCGACATTTGATAATGCAATTGATTACTTCTTCGAAGTGTATCCGAAAGCTTATGGTGACAAAAGATATACTTTTAAAAGAGTTAAAAAAACTTACGAATACTAATACTCTTCTATTAGTATAGTTAAATCCGTAGTACCTTTTATAACTCTGTGAAAGGTTTCTTTCGGTATATCAAATTTAACCCCTTTTTTTAAGGGAATGGGTAATTTATTATCCATCTGAAAGTACCAATCGGTATCTTCGAGAACTTCAACTAAACGATTCTCCTTATCTCTATGCCAAACGAGTTCTTTTTCAGGAATATCCTGAGAAAAAACTCGTTTGAATTTATTAGATGATATATTTTCTTGTGAGTATATCATCACCAAAATCTACCTGATACGTTTTTACCAAAATCTTTATGAGCTCTACATGCCCAATACCCCGCCTTTGTCTTATCTTTTTTCTTTACACACTGATGTCGAGCCGCAAATGACTTTCTTGCATCAGGGTCATTCCACTTAGCGGTCATTGTAGGTGAGCCATAACTAACTTTCTTTATTTTACCTGTTTTAGGATTTCTAACGTACACATACCACTTTTTAGAACCACCTGATTTAGGTTTATTAAGAGACACTTCTTTACCTTTATATTCGGCCTCATTTAAAGTCTCATACTCAAAAGGAAAATCTAACGCTACTGTCTTACCATTTTTTAATTTTACAAAAGTACCCACGTCAGAATTTAATATTTCCTCATCAAAATTATTAAATCTATACCCTTCTTTGTATAGTTCCCTAGACTCATTTATAAGGTCGAAATATTTTTCACTACCATGTCTAAATGCGTTATCTGTAATAGATAAATTATTATCAAAGTGATATTGTAGTTCTTCAGAGATTTGTATTTTATTTAATATAGACTTATTAATACTTTCTCTAATTATATCTTTTATATACATAGATTCATTCTTTTTTTTCTTTTTATAGTTTTTAACTTTAATACGAGTAGGTTTTTTACCTTTAGTATCTTTTGAACGTCCTTTTTCTTTTTCCCTTTTTCTTCTACAAGCAGAATCTTTAGCCGATTGAGACATTTTACCAGCAACACCTGCCGCTCTACATACAGGATAACCTCCTTTATCACTATCACTTCTACCACAAGAAGGGTGACCACCTCCTTTTTTCTTTTTACAGATATTAACCCATGGACCTTTAGGTTGTTTTGAACCCTTCTTTTTTTTCTTTTTCCCAAACCATACGGCTAAATCTTCTGATAAAATATACTTATCCATTTGACTTTATGTTACTTTTTTATAAATATTAGGTAAAACTCATTTATCATGGAAGAAAATAACGAAAACGTAAACACTCTATTTAATACTATTAATTACAAAGAACCACACGAACTAAATAAGTTTATAGATGAAATGAATGTAGACCAAGCGTTATTTTGTTTAGTTCATGCCACTCGACATGCACACAACCGTGGTTTGTACAATATTGAAGAATCTGAAGTTGTGTCTAAAGCTATAAGAACTCTGACTACACCCCAACCTTTACCAAAGGAAGAGTCTAATGACGAAGGATGAATTAACGAGTAGAATTATTATTCTACAATCTGAAATAACAGATGCGATTTTAAATGGTCACAAAGCACATGATGAAGACGAATTTAAATCACATAGAATCGAATTAATGATACTTCGTTGTATGTTATATGGTGAAGATTCTAAAATCTGTAAAACTGAAAAGGCAAATTGTAGAAATTGTAAGAAATAAAAAGGGAGACCGAAGTCTCCCTTTTCTTTTTATGTTTAAGATAAAATATTATCTTAACTCTCTTAGGTCGAATGTTCTAACACCATCAACTGTAATCTTACCGTAGAAACGGTTGTTCACCATCTTCTTAGCGTATCTTGTCATGATACCCTTGATTGGTGTAAAGTTGAATGGGTTGTACATTGTTGGAGTCAACTGTAGAGGTACGTATGGAGCGTATACATATCCTGTGTCAAGTAATGATGAACCCTTGTGTCCCAACAATACTGTGTTTGGTGGGAAGTATGGGTCACGGTAAACTTGATATCTACCTGATAATGTACCAACTCTTTCGATACCCATGTTGTAGTTGTCTTGGTCAGGAGCCGCGTTTGAAACGTGGAAGTACTCAAGGTCATCGAAGATTGCTGAAATCTCTGAAGATACAACAATCCAGTTAGCACCACCTCTTAGAGTTGATTTATGGATTTGTGCAGAAATCTGATTGATTGCAGTAATCAATGTCTGATTCCAATCCTTTTGGTTGTAGTTGACAGAACCGTTAGATACTCTCTTCCAACCGTTGTAGTCCCATCTTAATGACCAAGCCGCACCTTTTCTTAAGTCTCTTAAAATCTCACGGTCAATCTCTGCTGCAACCTGCTCTGACAACAATGCTGTCAATTCAGCTTCCGCATCAATGTTGTGGAATGCAGAGACGTCTTGTGCGAGTTCTGGTGACCACTGAGCTCTTAACTTTCTTTCTGTAACAGAAACAGTAACAGCTTCTAAGTCGAATGAAACTTCACCGATAGCGTCTTCGAATTCTAATGTCTCGTATACTCTGTATGAACCATAGAAAGTATCTCCTGAAGCAACTGTTGAACCTGTGTATCCGTCGATTGATTCAGTTCCAATTTCAACTGGTGTAGAGAAGTCAACCTCCAAGTAGATTCTACCTTCAACGTCACATACGTTGTCGTACTTTCCACCAGGACCTGGGTAAGAACCACTGTAGAAAGTAGTCTGTTGCTCGTTACCATAGTTTACAATACCCTTACCGTACTTCTGAGTTACAACTCTGAAGTTCCAGAATTCAGTGCTTGAACCTAATCCCGCTTGGTCAGAAACTTCTAGTGAAGCCAAGAAGTCTTCAGTATCCATTTCTTGTCCGTCAGGACCGATTAATTTACTAGCACCTGCAGATGAGAATCCTGTCATCATAAAGATTAATGACCTTACATTACCTGACGCAACACTACCTGTACCACCATTAGCGACTGATAATGCGTTTCCTAATGTAGTTGCAGTTAAAACACCACCGTTCCATACAACAGGAATTAATGTTGGTGTTTGCTCTTCGTAAGCACCCTTTGAGTAATCGAACAACCCAGCTGGGTCTGAATTTGGTGTACTACCTTCGTAGAAACGGTCGTACAAGTTAGTTGAATTTGTGTAACCTGAATCTGTTGTAGATGGACCGTTTGGTGCTCCGAATGGAGGAACGTGTGTTCCATCAGCGTTTCTGTTCTGAATCTTTGGAACAAAGTAGAACAACTTACCGATTGGTAGGTTCATAGCTTGTACTGAAACGATATCGTTAGCCAATAACTTAGAGAAAACTCTTCTTACTATTGGGAAAACAACTGTTTCGAAAGAACCTGAACTGTCAGATGCCGCCGCTTCGTTTATCAAATATGATGCTTGGTTCTCATATAACTGAGCCATATTTTCTTTAGTGTGGCCTTTAAGACCATCGAGGAACCCTAATTTGTCCCACTTGTTAATTGTGTCCTCCTTGATAACCTTAAGGTGCTTAAGACCGATGTTACCAACTAGACCTGATTCTAATAATGCTCCCATTTTAATATTTTTTAAGGAAATTTATTTTTATTTTAATTTACTCATTAAATCTCTCATTCTTAAGAACTGAGGATTTTCATAAGTTTTACTTTCGATAAGATTGTTTGCTGAACCTTTAGTTGGAGTTTTAGTAACTTTAGATTGTACTGATTCAGTAACAACGTTAGTTTCTTTTCCACCTAAATCTTCTTTAACTGTCTTATATAAAGATTTCGATTCTTTAAGAGTCTCGACACCATCGAAACGTCTTAAAATATTTATTTTCTCTTGCTTCGTAGTAGAATGCTCAGTGAATAAACGAGTAGCGTAAGCTAAATTAGAATTGAAAACAGCCACTTCGTTAAGTTTCTCTTTGAAAACATTAAGTGCCTTACGGTACTCTTCATTTTTCTCTCTAAGTTGTTTAACTTCTGCTTTTAATTCTTCATTTTCTCTTACCGCAGGTCTTAATCTACCCTTAGCATATTTTCTCACCTCTTCGGGTGCTGATTTAGCGTTTGGGTACTTTCTTAAAGACGCATTAGTTCTAGCAGTTTCAGTGGTTTCACCTTCGTTACTTTCGTAATCTCTGTGTGACTTAGACTCATCGCCTTTGTTTCCACCGTAATCACCTTCGTTAGTTTCGTAATCTCTGTGTGACTTAGACTCATCGCCTTTGTTTCCACTGTAATCACCTTCGTTAGTTTCGTAATCTCTGTGGGACTTAGACTCATCGCCTTTGTTTCCACCGTAATCACCTTCGTTAGTTTCGTAATCTCTGTGGGACTTAGACTCATCGCCTTTGTTTCCACCATACTTTCCTTCGTTAGTTTCGTAATCTCTGT